GTGAAAACCAGAAGGTGCGTGTTTTTGCATGCTCCCCAATCACACTTCAAATTTTGATTCGAAAATATTTCTTACCTGTTGCTTGTGCGTTATCACACTTGCCACTTGATAGTGAGCAAGCTGTTGGTATTAATGCATCAGGACCTGATTTCCATGAATTAATTGAACACATCAGATCAAATGGTGAGAAGACTGGCTATGTTGCTGGCGATTTCTCCAAATATGATCTTGGAATGTCCTCCAACGCAATTATAATGGCTTTCTTTGCCATGAGGAAAATTGCTGAAAGACTATGGAATTTCAACACAGATGATCTCTTGATGATGGACATGCTTGCAAATGAAGTTGCAAACCCAATGCTTGCTTACAATGGTGAGATGGTTCTGATGGCAGGATCCAATCCTTCCGGACATAGTATGACTGTGTACGTGAATGGAATTGTTAATTCATTATACCATCGTTGTGTCTTTAATCGTTTGAAGAAAGAGCACAATCTCGAAGGAAACTTCTCGAGTGAGTGCAAAGCTACTTTTTATGGTGATGACAGTTTGTTAGCACCCTCTGAACGTGTTGCTGAACACGTGCACTTCAATGCGTTTTCCAAGGTTTTCAAAGATGTCGGAATTGGCTATACTGCCGCCGATAAAAGTGAGAATGCACCCGATCTTGTTGAGATGGAACAGATTGACTTCTTGAAAAGGAAGCCTGTCTTTAATCCACATTTACAACAATTTATGGGAGCCCTTGATTTCGGTTCGATTATTAAGTCATTGCATTGCAATGCCACTGACACGCTACCTGCTGACACTGCTTCTGCAATCAATCTTGATGGCTCAATTCGTGAAATGTTTAATCATGGACGAGAACCATATGAAGAGTGGCGGACGAAAGTGCAAACCATTGCTGCAAAGCACGATCTTGGACCTCAGATTAAGAATCTTGACGTAACCTATGATCAATACCTTGAGCATTACATTGGAAAATATGTGCGCAATAAAGAAGACACTGGCTTTAGTGTTTCCTCCGATGAAGAGGAAGAATAAAGTCGCCATTGTCCTTGGATGACATTCTAAAAGCATCATAAGCGCGAATCTCATCGCGTTGCAGCTAAAACGAGACTTCAGTATATGGTTACCGTATTGATGTTGGGGATCTAGTACCCATTTTCAGTATAGGCTTTGCTGTCGCAGACTAAGCCCTATTTAGGGAGGATTTTGTCGATCAAAAACACTAGCCATCCAGTACGTTTAATGGAATGTGCTGGCTCTTGGAACCAAAACCATTAGTGAACAAATTTATAATTCATATACATTAAAATCTGAAGCCGAAGTGGCTCAGAATGGGGAAACAGGGAAACAAGCTATCATGCATTTTCAAGATTTGGACCCAGGATATGGAGTGACAGTTTCATCTGATCGAGATACTACCTATGACACAGTTCAAAAGGAGGATTCGAAATTAGGTGATTTTCTGGCACGCCCAGTGAAGATTTACGAAGAGCGATGGTCAACCGGTGCGGTTGGTCCAACAATCAACGACACTGTTAATCCTTGGGAGTTATTCTGTGAGAATGCGGCTGTGTTTGAAAAACTAAAGTACTTCAACAACTTGAGTGGGGATTTGCATCTCAAGTTTGTTATCAACGGTAATTCGTTCCTCTATGGGAGGTTGATGGTTTCTTATGAACCCGTCCCTTACCTGAATGAAATACCAAAAAGAAATGCTTTCGAGATTGATTACATTGAGTATTCACAAAGGCCCAAGATCTTCTTGAATCCTACATCTAATGAAGGAGGAACAATGATCTTGCCATTCTTTTGGCCTAAGAATTATCTTAATATACCTGGAAGAGACTGGAGAGATATGGGTGTTTTCACTTTGAGTGAAATTGCAAAGTTGCGTCATGCCAATGGGGAAACCCAGGGCATTTCAGTGACTTGCTATGCACACATGGAAAATGTTGTATTGGCTACGCCAACCGCACTTCAATCTCAATCCTTGATCTCTCAAGGCAAGAGAAACAAAAACACAAAAACAACAATCAAAAAGTCTACGAATGATGAGTATGGCAGTGGGGCCATCTCAAAACCAGCAAGTGCTATTGCAGCAGCTGCTGGCTGGCTGACAGACTTACCAGTAATAGGCCCGTATGCCCGTGCTACTGAAATGGTAGCATCAAAGGTAGGAGAAGTTGCAAAAGTTTTTGGATATAGTCGACCAGTAGATTTGGAAAACACAAAAAGAGTAAGGACTGTAACAAGTTCAGCTTTCGCTGTTACTGATCAACCAGATACTGTGATGAAATTAACGCTCGATTCTAAGAATGAGACCACAATAGACGCAAGGACTGTTGGGTTAAACGCTGAAGATCATATGGGTATCTACGATATTGCCCAGAAAGAGAGTTTTCTGACCAGTTTCCTGTGGACGACTTTCGACCAAGGAGATATTCCGACAACACGATTATATAGCTCCAATATTACACCTAGTATCTGTGATATTGAGGGATTAGGATCAACACTCTACATGACGCCAATGGCGTTTATGTCACAGTTGTTTACCTATTGGCATGGTTCCATAATCATGCGCTTTCAAATCGTTGCTTCCAATTTTCATAAAGGAAGATTGTTGGTACAATATGACCCGAATGGTTATCAGAATTTATCTACAAACATTCAGTACACTGAAGTGATTGATCTCGCTGAAACGCGCGATTTCGAAGTGTGCCTAGGATGGGGAAAATCTGAACCATTTCTGTCAATTGGAAGATGTGGAGCACCTAATGGAGGTACGAATCTCGAATTTAGATCAGACGGATCTTCGCCAGCCAACAATACGTGGTCCAATGGACAAATAACAGTTTCAGTTCTAAATGAACTCACTGTTCCAGGTGATCCCACATCATCTCCACCAATTCAAGTGAATGTTTTCGTAAAAGCAGGAGAGGATATGCAATTTGCAGTCCCCTCTAGCGCATACATTCATGATTTATCCCTAACGCCGCTGTTGCAGTCACAGGGATTGATTTCACAGTCAGAAGTAACCACTGATGCCACTACGGATAAGGTATCTATGGAGAACAAACCTGAAGAGACTATGAAATTACAAATGAATGAAGAAGGCGCAGGTACAGACCATTTAATGGAAGTGTTCTTTGGAGAACACATTACCTCTTTGCGATCATTATTCAAACGATACTGTTTCCACACGACGTGGAGGATGCCCTTTCGGGCTCCCAATACAGCTAGCTGCATTACAGTTTCCAACAAAGTTTACCCATTCATGCGTGCAGCTTTTGATGCACCAGGAGTTGGAGTTTACGACTATGCTTCAGGAC